CCAGATTCGGGTTAGGGGTAAACGTAATCTCGTCAGACATTACAGAACCACCTTCAACTGGCAGACAATGTGAGAGAGCGAAGCAGTGCGCGGATTATGCACCTGCCAAGGAGCGCCATCGACCTCAAATAGTTGGCCGTTGAAACCGATACGGTCAAAGGCTGTAATGTCAGTGCCGGCAGGCAGGTAAGCCTTCCAGCTCGAAACAACCGTGTCACGGTCGTTCAAAGACTCGACAGACTGTTCCTGCTCCAAATATCCGTAAATGGTTGAAGGAGTGCCGAAGTCGGTGGAGAGAGTGTTGCCGTATTCGTCAACCGTGGAGCCGCTGTTCTTATGAAGCAGGAGCGACTGGTTGAGCAGCTTCGCCAAACTCATCGCTGCACCGCAATCGAAGAACTAATCGCACGCTTGCGGTAATAGTTCAACACTTCTTTATCAGCAGCCTGTAAAGCCATAGAGCCACCCTCAGAGCGGGTGTAGGCAACCTGATAGCCGCCGACCTTTTCCATCTGCACACCGACCGGCGAAGCGATAGCGATAGCAACAAGACCAGCAACAACATTCACAACATCGCCAGGAATGTCAGCCCAGCCATGAGTGTAAGTCACAGTGATCTGCGCCTGAGGCCCCTGCCAAGTAGCACCAGTAGCTTGTGGGCCGCTGTTGCTTCCTGCTGGACCCCATAGAGCGTTGCCACCCCAGAGGAGAACACCGAAGTCTGGCTGGTAGGCACCTGTGCCCATAAACAAACCATCGTCGATGGTGCGCCAAACCTGATAAGCCGGAGCTGCCCCGTTGATAAGCACCGAAGCCACATTCGTTACAGGGCGCTGAGGCAAAGTCAAAGTGTTGTCCCAGTTACCTGGAAGAGTGACCGTTTCAGTCACCTGATGTATTGTCTGGCGAGTGTAGCGACGAACCATGTCCGAAGCCATACCGAGCAGACGGGTAGCGTTGGTGAGTTCAGTCGCCGTCAAATCGCGCTGTAAAAGAGCTGCCACGTCATCGGTTGTGGCCAGTAATGGTGTGGACAACTGAACTCCTAAAAGTTACTTGGTAGGTGCTGCCTTGACGGCAGGCTTTTCTTCGGCGATAACGCGGCCAAACTCGTCAACCGGAATGCCAAACAGTCCAGGGTTAGCCTTCTTGGCTTCCGCTTCAGTGATTACATTCCAGCCTGCTGGAATCGGATAGTCGTCCTCGACAGAGTTGACGCCAATACCGTTGCTAATGAATACAGCCATGTTGGCTCCTTCTTGATAAAGATTTAGGGAATGCGAGAGGGAGGGCGCGAACGCCCTCCCTCCGCCGTCAGTCCAAAGGACTAGGAGAGAACGACTACAGCCTTCTCGTCACGTAGCTTGGCAACACCGTAAAGAACGTCTACGGTCACCTGAACACCAAGGTTCGAAGCGTTGTAAGCCATGGTTACGCGAAGCGACAGACCCGAAATTGGGTCCTGAACAACAGCGGTCTGTGCGCCAGTGCCAGCAGGAGCGTCAGGAAGTCCACGCATAGCGAGGATGATTGCGCCTGGGTTGAACGCAAGGTTCTTGGTGCTGTTAGGGGTACCAGCAACAACTGGAACAAGCTGCGAAGCGTAAACGTCGAAGCCGTACAGACGACCAATCGAACCTTCCTTCACAGTGCCAGCCTGTGCGAAAGCGAAGAACGACTGAAGAGTCGAGTCGCCAAGAATGGCGATTTCGTCCTTGGTCGAAACAACCAGAGCGCGGTCGTTAGCAGGAGCCTTCAGGTCGTTCAGCTTCTTGCGAGCCGAACGGATAGTCGAGGCACTGATGTCAGTACCCGAAGTACCAACCGAGTTGCTGAACGAACCGTAAAGACCTAGAAGGTCCGACTCGATCTGCTCTGCGATTGGAACGATGGCGGCTTCCATGTAACGCTGGATAATGTCCTGGTTAGAGGTTGCGCGGGCAGCATCTTCAACAAGGAACGATGCTTCCTTGTGCTTGTTCAGCACAACCGAAGTGGTGGTTGCAGTAGGAACCTGAAGGGTTACTGCGGTGTTTGCAGCCTTGTCGTTGGCAGTGAACGCACCAGGGTATGGAATGTTCAGGGTGTCGCCAACCTGGAAAGCGGTGATGTCGCTGTCGCGAGTTACCAGCTTGGCCAGAACGACGTTGCTGCGGAGGATTTCAAGTGCGGTGTTCGCCCAAATCTGTGGGATGAATGGACCAGCACTGGTGCGAGTGATGTTCGCCATTTGCTATTTCCTTAGTTTTAGAGGTTTATTCGTCAGCGATTCGACCCTCTTTATACGCAGCAAGGATGTCATCCTTGTTCTTCTGGTAGAAAGAGAAATCGCCAATCTCGGAACGGGTGTAAATGCGTTGCGCCGATTCACCACGAGGCCCCTGACCAACATCACCAAACTTTGGTTTGGCAGCGGCAGCAGGGAAAGCCTCAAGGATGTCAGCAGCGTCGGCTTCCAACTCTTCACGAGTAGAACCAACAAGTCGGCGCGCTTGGGCAGGTGTGAGACCCAGCTCATCTGCGACCTCACGTCGCATCTGTGCGAGAGAAAGAGAATCGCGTTCGCTCTTCAAAGCGTCACGTTCCTCCTGAAGTTTCTGAAGGTCCGTCTTGTCACGGTCCTCATACTCCTTCAGCTTCAGACGAAGCGTCTCCGCTTCCTTGTTAGCCTTCTTCAAGGCACTCTTCACCTCGGACGGAATCTCCGCCTTAGAAGAAGAGGTTGTTGCTTCGGTGCCGGAATCCTGCAAAACATCAGATGCAATGTCGGTTCCAGCCTCAGGAGCGGTATTTTCGTCAGCCATCACGGCCTCACTTTCTTTTTTGGAATCCACCACATCGCGCGGGGAAATCAATGGAACAACCCAAACGGTTGACCAAACTCAATGCAGGTCGTTAGGACCTGTGAAATGGTTGTGCTTATTCGTAATGACAGGACCTAGCTCGCCATGATCCTCGATGAGAGTGTCACCAAACTCGCTACCAGCAGTAAACGAAACGAAACCACCAGAAGCAGCAGGAGAACCGACCTCAATCGGCTCCACAGTGCAGCCACAACGGTTGTGCAAAGGAGCAGCGCTTTCGCTCGCAACCTTCGCCCCATCAATCGATTGACAAAAATCGCAGCAGCCAGGGTCAGCGACACGGCGAAACCCAGCCACACGATCCGAAGACATGCCATAAGCGCGAGACGCATCACGCGCACTCAACGCCACATCCATGTCAGCGGTCGACATCAGACGGCTCAACCCCTTCACCACAGCAGCCTCGAAGCCGATAGTGGCAATCGAAGTCCAAACCGTAGTAAACGGACGCTTATACACCTCATGCGGGTCAACACCATTACGCACAGCCGAACCCATCAACGACTCGAAATCCAAACCAATCGGCTTAGTTTTCAAAACGTGCGACATGTAAGCATCCGTCATAGTGACAGCGCGACGCTGGCCAGCAATGACCAACGGCACAACCCGATCTACAAACGGTTCAACATTGTTGTCGCGGTAATCCGGTAAAGCGTTCCAGTGCATCCGAACCGCATCAGCCACATAAGTGCGAGTCTTCTTCAACTCGTTCTGATAGACGGCTGTAAGAGACATCGCTATCCGCCAGCCTGAATCTGTTGCGTCTCCGCATCAGTCATCGCAGCAGTCTTCAAAGTCACCGGAAGAACATCCAAGAAGCCAACACCATCAAGACCAACAGCCTTAGCAGCATCCTCAGGCTTCACACCAGAACGAATCAACGAACCCAAAGCATCAGCCTTCTTCTTCGTCTCCTCAGAAGGGTCACTAACAGCCGGAGCCGGGGCAGAACTATCAGCGCCACCAGGAACAGCAAGCGCCTGATTCAAAACATCACTAGCCTCCATAGCCTGGAAGCGTGCAATGGTCGTCTGCGAATAGCCGGCATCCTCCCACAACTGTTGGCGAGGAACACCAATAGCGCTGCGCTTGATAAGCGCATCAGCCAACTCGGCCTCCGAACGGTATTCAGGATCAGCCCAAACCGTTTCGCTCTCAAAAATGTCGCCACGAGGGTCGCCCAAAACCTTGAAACAGAGACGCATAACCTCTTCCCAAGACTCACCAAAGAAACGCATCTTACGACGGCTCTTAGCAACCAAACCAGTCTCCGCCGACTTAATAGCATCACCCGAAGGGAAGTTGCCCGACAAGTAAAAATAATGCGGTGGAGTGCGAGTCTGCGAAGCAATATGCTGCACCAAAGTGTCAATACCAGTCACATAGTTCTGCAAATCACCAGCAGTCAACGAACCAAACTTCGCAGCAGGGTCCTCCGCAACCAGCAACTTATCCAACGAAACATTGAACGGAGCAATCGCCCGGCCAGTGTTCTCGTCGATAGGGATTTCCATACCAGTCACATAACGTTGCGGATACGCAATGTATTCAGAAGCAATAAGCATGTCAGCCACCAGCTTGTTGACAGCATCCTGAATCGGGATAGCCCCCAAAAACTCGGACACTCCGTAAGCCGAAGTCAAGCTCGCGCGGTTAGTGATGGGCACAACAGGCACAACACCCAAAGGGTTAGGCAAAGGCCAAACCTCAGAAGCCTTCAAAGAAGGAAGCCACTCGCCGTTAGCGCTGTCATTCTTGTGATACTTATACACAAAATCAGGAGTGAACAAAGTGGCATGGAAGCCATCATCATCACGCCAACGCTTCAAAGCAGCAACACGCTTCTTACGGTTCCCAGGAGCGTAAGCCACAACAACATCACGAGGCGACTCGATAGACACCCGCGGGTTGCCCTCATCGTTACCCCAAACAATTGCGTAAGCGTCACCCTTGATTAGAGCCTCAGAATGAGCAAGCTGCGAATCAGCATCCAAACAGTTAGCCTGCCAAATCGACCAAGCATCCTTGTCCGACTTAGGGTCGCTACCGTACCGGAAACCCTCAACATTCAAACGCTCCTCAACAGCATCAACCACAAGCTGGCACCAGTTGTCCGAGAACGCCGAAAACATTCCACCAAAAGCATCACGAAACTTTTGCGAAGTAAAAGCAAGACGATGCTTACCATCGTGATAATCCTGGAGACGCTGAAGCAAAACCTGACGAGAAGCAAGTTCCTGTTCCAGAACCTTGATCATCTCAACCGGCGACTGTGCGTCGTTATCCATAAACGTCTCCTAAAAACCTGCGAATACTGCCTTCTTCTTGACCTTCCCTGACTGAATAACATCGCCACGCGCCTCATAAGCAAGCACAGCGCAAACAGCAAGGTCAATCTTGCGTGGTGAATGTGGACGGTCCTTGCGAATCACCAAACCCGAACGGGTCTCCTTCTTATGCGCATTCTTGATGTGACGAGACAAATCCTCATCACCGTCATGCGACAGTTGGCCAGTCACGACCGAAGTATGGAAACGCTCCAAAGCTGCGACCATAGCCCGCTCACGATTCGTCCACCACTCAAAAACCTTCTTGTCACCAAACTGGGAAGACCAGCGGCCAACAATGTCCTGCCAATAAGCCGGGTCACAATACATGCGCTGCACATTGAACTCCTTGAAAGCCCAAGCCACACGCGCATCAACCTCACCAACCGGAACCTCCCAGTCAGCATCCTTGTCCTCAGGAGCTTCCCAAAGGCCAAGAACCCACAAATGGCCATCGTCAATCCGGCAAGCCACCAAAGCAGTCGAGTCATCACGCAACGAACCATCGAAACCGATAGCGATAGCGTCACCCTTCTTAGGCGGGGCAACAAGCTCGCGCTCATCCCAAACCTTCGGATCAATCCACGCATCAGCACTCGCAACAATCCGATTACCGAAAAAGCGTTCAGCCTGAGCCTGATCACGCTGAATCAAATCAAACGCCTCAGCCTCAATAGCATCCAAATCAACATGGCCGCCAAACTGCGTTAGAGCCTCACCATAAACAAACTGATGAATCTTGCGACGCTCCACCTTGTTCTTGTAAGACAAGTTGGCTGGCGGCTGCCTAAACAAACGGTAAATGTCCTTAGCAGACGACTCAAACTGCTGCTGCGCCACCGAGTTCTCAGCAGGATTCCAAGCATTCGTCGTCAACGACGCACGCCCACCCATACCAGCCAAACCACGGAACTGAGTATCCGCAACCTTAGCCATGCCATTAGTTGGAGTCCACAAACCGCACTCATCCTGCGGCACAAAAGTCACACGCTGACCAAGACGACTCTGAGCCGAACTCGTAACCGTATCAATACGACCACCACCAGGCAGACGGATAAACTCCTCGCCAGTCTTAGCAATCACATCAGCCAACGGACCAAACTCAATCATCGGACGCAAAGCCCCATAAATGTTGTCCGTCTGCTCCTCAGAAATCGCTGTTATCTGAATCAGAGGAGTCGGCCAAGGCATACCCATCGGCTCGCCGGCTTCATACTCATAAACGAAACCACAACGGCAACCATGATCACGACAGTCATAAACCTCGCCACCAGAAGCCCAACCAGCAAACAACGCCGGACCAACAGCCTCCAAACAGATGTGAGCAGCAGTCATAGGACCCTTACCCAACTTCTGCGGACCAACCAGCAAACCACGACGATAAACGAACGCCGGACCAGTAACCGGCTTCTCAGCCACCCACTTAGCGTCACCACGCACCAGGTAAAAGTTAGAAAAATAGTCGAACTGATAGTCATACAGCTCTAACGGACGACCCCGGTCAAAACCGTCTGGAACGACACAATGAGCAGTAACCCAGTCAAGAGCAACAGCCAAAACGCTAGACTCACGCTGCTCAAGCACCCTTCACCGCCTTCAAACGGTCACGAGCGCTGACACGCGCCGGAGAAGCCTCAGCACGCTTCAAAGCCACCTCATCCTCAGCGATACGAACCCTAGCCGCATACATCGCCGGAATAGTCAACAACAACTCCCCAGCCTGCTGACGAACAAGAGTACGAAGATTCGCTAACGCATCAGCCCGCTCCGCCTCACACATAGTCCGCACATGAAACGCAACAGCCAACTCCTGCTGATTCTTCTCCCACAAAAGCGCCTGAGGCAACTTCCACAAACGAGACCACAACACCAGCTCACGCTTAGACGGCTCAACCAAAGGAAACACCGGAGCCTTACCCTTACGGCCCTCAGCCGGCAAGATAGTCCACCCAGCATCATCCTTACGATCACGACGCAAAGCATTCGGATCAGGAGCAGGCCCAGAACGAGCCCTAGCACCACCAGAAGCCATAAGTAATCTCCTAACCCCATCACGGAGCATCGGGCGGCCTCACGCCGCATCTCAAGGTTTTGAACTTGACGAACCAAAGACAGCCA